ATTCAGATATTGGTAAAAGAATTGCTAGATCAAAAATGGGTATTGTATTTCACACAAAATATTCTGGTAAAGAACTATCTAAAATGACTGCTAGTTTTGGTACTGTAAAAGGTTCTGCTAGAAATGTATTTCTCGCTTCTGCTTCATATAAAGATTTATCTGGTTCTGCTAAATTAACTAAATCAGAATTAAGTATGTTTGATGCTAGAATTAGAATGGCACAAGGTTCATTATCTAAAGCAAAAACTATACTAGATACTATGGCAAAAGAAAATGATAGTCTATCTATCGGTTATAGATTAAAAACATTTTTTAATGCTTATATTAGAAACAGTGATAGTGGTATGGTGAAAGTAAAAAATTTAGTTGATATGTTTTTTGATTACTATGAAAACTTTTTAAAGGCAGAAATAGATGCTCGTAAAACAGAAAGTGGTAAACAAAAGTATAAAGATTTATTAAAAAAGAATATGACTTTTTTAAATAGAAACAGACAATCATTATACTTTGCTATTGCTTCACACGTTACTTTAGGTAATGCGAAGAACTTTTTAATTAGCAAACTATCAGAAATACAAAACATAGGTCACTTCTTACGAACACCAAATGGTTATAGAGTAACAGCACCTGAAGGATTTGTTGCTGTTGATAGAGCCGCTGGTGCTGTTAAGTTAGTTGACAGAATGGAATTTAGTAAAGCAAATTTCAATATTGCTAAAGATTGGGTTAAAGGATAATGGCAGTAGGATATTTAACAGAACAAAATTTACAAGTTAGTAGAGGCCTGATACGAGGTTCCGAAGTTAGAAATATCTTTGGTTACCAAACAGCAGGTGATACAACTTTAAGAGCATTATGGGAATTTGCGAATACAAACTATGTTTTTCCTACTTCAGCAATTACAATGACTGTTACATCAGCAAGTGCTAGTGATGACGGTAAATCTTTATTGATAAAAGGGCTTGACGCTAACTATGGAGAAATTACAGATACAGTTACTATCAATGGTGGTGGCGATATAAACACTAATATAACTTTCTTTAGAATTAATGATATAATACTTACATCTGGTGAAACCAATGTAGGATTAATTACAGTACAAAATACAGGTAAAACTGTTAAGTATGGTGGTATTAGAGCAGGCGATGGTAGAAATCAAGCAAGTATCTTTACAGTACCAGCAGATAAATCTTTTTTCTTATATCGTATTGACGCATTTTCAAATGATAGTACAGCTGCTAAACCTGCTATCTTTAGAAACTTTACAGTTAATGCTTCAGGCCAACAATACAATACGGCAAGAACTACATTTTTTAACAATATGAATATTCAAAGAAGAATACCATTTAAATATAATGAAAAAACAGACATACAATTTCAATGTGCTACAAATTCAGGTTCACACGAATTGTCTGTATTTGGTGAAGGTATTTTAGTAGATGTGCCAAGAACAATGTACACAGGTAGTTAATGAAATCTTTTAGACAATTTTTAGAAGCTGTTAACGGACCAAAAATAATAATGATTGGTGGACCTGGTGCTGGCAAGTCAACGTATTCAGAAATTATTACTAAGAAATTAAATATACCACATATCTACACTGGTGATATGATGAGAAAACTTGCTAAACAAGATACACCAAACGGCAGAAAAGTAAAAGAGTTATTAGCAAAAGGTGAATTTGCTCCTATTGATATAGTAATGAGATCAGTAAAAGAAAGAGTATCACAATCAGATGCTCAAAACGGTTATGTCTTTGATGGTTTTCCAAGAAACGTAGAACAAGCTAAAAAGATGACTGAAGAAAATATTGAATATGATTACGTTGTTAACTTAGTTGTATCCGAAGAAGAAGTTATTAAAAGATTAACGGCACGTGGTAGAGAAGATGATAAACCAGAAATTATTAAACAAAGATTAAAAGTTTATGAAAGAGAAACAAGACCATTACTTGATTATTTTAAAGACAATATAATAAATATTAAAGCAGAAGGTGATACACCAGAAAATATAGCAAATAAAATTATAGAGAAAGTTAAATGAAAAAGTTTACAGATTTTAAAATAAGTTTACAAGAAGGTGTTTATGATAAAGGCATCTTAAAAGCATTTTTCTTAGCTGGTGGACCTGGTTCTGGTAAATCTTTTGTAACTAGAAATGCTTTTGCTGGCTCAGGTTTAAAGTTAGTAAATTCAGATAGAGCCTTTGAAAACAATTTAAAAAAGGCAAATCTATCTATGAAAATGCCAGATGAAGAAGCATACTTTAGAGATATGTTAAGAAAGAGAGCTAAGACAACAACTGCTTCAATGATGGATGCTTATTTAAATGGTCGATTAGGTATTGTAGTAGATGGCACTGCTAGAGATTATGATTTAGTTGCTAGTCAACATCAAAACTTATCTGCTTTAGGTTATGATAGTTATATGATTTTTGTTAACACAAGTTTAGAAGTAGCAATAGAAAGAAATGAAAAAAGAAGTAGAAGTGTGCCAGAATATATTGTAAAGAAAAGTTGGGATACGGTACAATCAAATATCGGCAAATATCAAAGATTGTTTGGTATGTCAAATTTTATAGTTATAGATAATAATAGAAGTGAACAAGAATTATTAACACAAACATTAAATAGAGCTAATAAAGTTATTGGTCAATATTTAAGAACACCTGTAAAAAATTATATTGGTAAAAATTGGATTTCAAAAGAGTTACAGGCAAGAAAGAGAATGTAATGAGATTTAAAGATTACATAAAAGAAAGTATTATTGATATACCTAGACGTACATATGCGCCAGGTGTATTTGATGATGCTGATACAGATAATCCAAAGATTAAAGATAGTGTTAAAAAATTAATTAACGATCAAATAAAAGAATTTGAAAAAGAATATCCTGTATTACAAAAATCACTTATCGGTTCAATCTTAACTAAACGATATAGAAATGATGCTGATTTAGATATTAATATTTTATTTGACGTGCCTGTAGAAAAACAAGAAGATGAAAGATTAAGATTATCTAAAAAGTATTTGTCAACTGCTAGTGCTGATAGTATTCAAGGTAAAGAAATACCAGGTACAAAACATCCTATTAACTATTACTTTATAACAGACAAAGATACTTATGAAGATCAGAATAAAAAAGCTGATGCTGTATTTGATATAGACAAAGACAAATTTATCAAACGACCTGAAGAATTTAATTTTGATATGAACTTATATTTAAAAGACTTTCAAAAGAAAGTACAAGAGATAGATGTAATTAAAGGTGAATTAAAAAGAGATATAATAGATTACAATGAATTAAAAGAATTGTCACCAAATGAAGTTTTAGATTTACAAGATAAAGTAAAAGACAAGTTAGATGAAATAGAAGATAGTATTGAAGACATTATTAAGATAGGTGATACTGTTGATGCTGAAAGACGAGCAGCCTTTAATAGAGATATGACACCTGATGAGATTAGAACTTATGGTGTTAAAAACAGATTACCTAAAAATGTTATCTATAAGCTATTAGAAAAATATCACTATATGAAATTCTACAAATACTGTAAAAAAATTTTAGAAGACGGTATTGTTACTGATAAAGAAATAAAAGATTTAGAAGTCCACGAGGCAAAAGGTAAGTCTGTTGCCTTTACGTTTGGTCGATTTAATCCACCAACAATTGGACACGAAAAGTTAATTAATAAAGTAGCACAACAACCGACAAATGATTATAAAGTTTATTTAAGTCGAAGTGAAGATAGTAAAAAGAATCCGTTGTCGCCATCTAAAAAATTATCTTATATGAAGTCAATGTTTCCTAGACACGCTTCAAAGATACAATTAAATCCTACAAATATGGTTTTAGATTTAGCAACAGATTTACATAAAAAAGGTTACACAGATATTACTATGGTTGTTGGTAGTGATAGAGTTAGAGAGTTTGAAGGCATACTAAAAAAATACAATGACGTAAAATCACGTCACGGTTATTATAACTTTAATAATATAAAAGTAGTTTCAGCTGGCGAAAGAGATCCAGATGCTGAAGGTGCTACTGGTATGTCAGCAAGTAAAATGAGAGATGCTGCCTCTAAAGGTGACGTTAAATCATTTTCAAAAGGAGTACCATCTGGATTTAGACAGATTGATAGTTTAATGAAAGATGTAAGAAAAGGAATGAACTTGGCTGCCTCTTATGGTGGTCTTGCTCACGTAGCAGGTGCTAAACCAATTGCTACATTAGAAGAATTTGAACAACAACAAATAAGAGATTTGTACGTAAGAGAAATGATTTTTAATATTGGAGATCAAGTTGATTATGTAAAAGAAGATATACAAGGTAAAGTTGTTCGAAGATCAACAAATTATATTGTCGTAGAAGACAATAATAACAATCTACACAAAGCCTGGATATGGGATTGTATTCCTGTAGCAGCCGATAGGGAGGTCGAAGTGAGAGAATTTAATTTAGATGTTGATTATGGATTTGAGGCAGTGTCCTCTATTGATGAAAAGAAAGATGACGGTCATACAAGAAAATTACCACAAGATAAACAAGTTGGTCCTGATAAAAAAGGAACTCAACCAAAGAAATATTACAAAGACTTATCAAAGTCAACTAAAAAAGCTAGAGCTGATTTCTTTAAAAAACAAGATACTACAAAACCTGGTTATAAACCAGCGCCTGGAGATGAAAAGGCAAAAACTAAACCATCTAAACATACACAGAAATACAAGAAAATGTTTGGAGAACTTAAAAAAGAATTAGCAGACGCTTGTTGGAAAGGTTACAAACAAGTTGGAATGAAAACAAAGAATGGAAAACAGGTGCCTAATTGTGTACCTGAGGCGTATGAAATTGGAGCTGATTATGCTAATCATACTAAAGAAATTACACCTGGTCAAACGCCAGACGCAAAGGCAGTAGATGCTAAGAAACGTGGCTATCCTACAGATAATGTGAACAAAAAAGACATTGAGGAATGGGCACTTTCAAATGCCGTGATAGATAAATATAAGGAAAGGTACAAAGAAGAATGGCGTGCCAAGTTAGATGAAGTTGTGAAAACAATGATGGAGAAACTGTAATGTTATTGAGTTTTAAAGATTATAAAGACAAGATTTCTGAATCAGTACACTATCATATTGAAAACAACATACCTCTAGCACACAACATCTATAGACTTCACAGTGAAGAATTTTATAGATTGTTTAGAGAAGCCAGAGAATTGTACAATGAAGGTGTTTTATCTGATTTAAATGATTGGGA